TCAGGCATACAGTTCATTGACCTTCTGCTGTACCGCTGTAGGGCTGTAACCTGCTGCTTTCAGGCGGTCAATTCGGTCTTGACCGTTTCCCCATTTTCCAAGATAAACTTCTTTTGCAATGGCGGTCAGGTCTGTTGCAGCGTTGCCTTTCAGAATCGCATTGACTGCATTCTGTACTTCCTGATAGTTGTAACCTGCTGCTTCAAGTTTCTTCTGACGATCAGGGTTATTTCCCCAGTCACCATTGATAACTTCCCTTGCAACGTCCTGTACAGATTTTGAAGGTGTCGGTGCGCTTCCGTTTACCAGTGCATTTACAGCGTCCTGAACTTCCTGATAATTATATCCGGCTTTTTCAAGTGCTTCCTTTCTTGCCGGATTGTTACCCCATTCACCTGCATAAACCTCTTTTGCTACTTCCTGAACGGATTTCTTACCGGAAGGTTGCGGTGTAGTAGAACCACCTGCTACATAATGTGGTGTAATGAATCCTCTGATGTATCTGCCATTTACGGCAATTTCACGATAACCGACAGAATTTGACCTGTTAGCTTCAATGACTTTGATTGTCTTACCGTCACAAGATACTACAATACCCACATGATCACTCCAACCAGTACAATCTCCAATACCGTTATCATCCCAGTCATACAGAATTACATCACCAACATCAGGCACATAGGCATCATTTTCAACCCAAATACCTGCACTGATTGCAAGGTTAATCATTGCTTCACAAGAGCATTCCACACAAGGGAAGATGCTGACAAGTCCAACAGCAATGAATGCTGCTGATGTTCCTGTTGCACACCAAGCGTCATTGACTGTCATTTTATATCTTGTACACAATCCGCTGTCATTGAATACTTTCAGAATGGCTTTGTGTTCTGCACTGCCTTTTGCAATACCCTCATACTGTGCAAGCCAATTTCCCGGCTTCCGTCTGTCACTCATGTTATCACTCTTTTCATTGTCATACTTTGTAAGTTCGTACTGCTCAACCAAGTCCATGTTATTCTGAACGTATGTTGAACTTGTTGCATAACCGTCTGACTTGATTGTTTCAAGGTACGTCTTAGGGTCTGTGACTCCCTTAAGATTCTGATACCGGGATAACTGGATAAATTCAAAGTAACCCTTAACCCCTTCTTCCATCGAATCAAATACCCTGAAATTATCAGCAATAGTTGTCAACGTTCCCGGCTCATATTCTTCCTGTGTGGTCATGTTCACACTCTTACCAGTCCACTTTGTACCGCACTTAAGACCAAAATAGTTGTGATAGGTGGCAGCAAGTTTTGACTTGCCCCACCCACTTTCTAAGATTGCCTGTGCAATGATTGGACTGTGTACGCATATACCAAAAATTGCAGCATACTTTTTAACGTACACTGCAATCTGATCAATAAATTCCTGATTTGTCATAGTTGATCACCTCTTATTTCTTCGGTTCTGTATAAGTAAGTGCCTGATCACTGTCAGTAATACCCTTGGTTGTCGGGTCAGTCACCACACCAAGAATCACAAGAACCGCAAATACTGCATTGACCACATCAAGCAGTTTGTTACCAAGATCACCAAGATCAAGGGTATAACCAAATACTGCTGCAACAACCTGAATCAGCAGAAGTACAGCAGGAATCAGTGCAACCCAAAACGCTTTGTTTTTAATTCTCACAATCCAGTTAATATTTTTCATGTTTTATACCTCTTTCTTTTTCAAATGTAATTCTTCAATTTCATGCATCATTTTTGTGATCATCCCATTACCACCTAAAGCGTGGTAAGCATCATACATTTCCATAAAATTTTCATAAGCGTATGATGGAATGTCACCCAACATCATGTACTTATCGTGATATTCGATAAGTTGAACCCTAAGTAAAAGCATTGTACCTTTACTGTTTGCGTCCCTGTCTTTCTTCTGATTTTTCAGCAACCAAACCACATACCCCATAAGGGCAGTGACAATGATTGGTAAAACAATCGTGTACGTTGAATAAATAAATTGTTCCAATGGTCTGTTGTCCTTTCTGTACACAAAAACAACCGCTTCTGACGTTATATAATCGTCACATGGCGGTTGTTTTCGTGTATGTGATAATTTCCTTATTCCTGTGCAAGTGTGACTGTTCCGTCATCATTTACAACATACCCATCAGCAAGAAGAATCAGGTCAATATCTTCTTTAAACTGTGGGAACTTCTGAACTACTGTATTGTAATTCAGTTTGCGGTTTTCTAACCGTAATGCAAAATAAGCTGCCATAATATCACCCCTTTCCATCACTATGAATTAAACAAAATAAAATCAAGTGCTTCCTGTGTAACTTCCACTTGATTCTGTAGTGATTCATTTTTTTCTGCCTGAATTTTAATGTATTCATCCTTGTCATACTCGATAAGGTCAAATTCATATCCAGTAAATCCCGGCTGTCCGTCAGTTTCATCTTCGTTCACTTCCGTGATATTGGAACTGACAAATACTTTTGTTTCTGTCAGTTCCAGTTCTTCCGGTCTGACAGTGCTTTTCTGTTTTCCATAATCAATCATGCTGCATTCAATCCTTTCTTTGTGTTTGGTTTTATGTTGCGTATATAATAATCATCCGCATAAGGTAACAGCGGTACAACATACTTTTGATATAGCCGGAAAGTATCAGCATATTTCAACCAACCTTTGTAAGAATTGATTGAACACCACTCTGAATAGTTCATCATGTTCCCGGCTTCTACTTTGTTCCTGATAGCGGTCATTTTCTTTTCCATTTCCAAACAGGTGCTTTTTCTAAGTAATGTATACTTGTAAAATGTTCTGTACCCTAAGAAGTCAACACCTCTTATGTAAGATGGGAACACCTGCCAGTTTCCTTTTATATTCAATTTCAGTTCATTCCTGAAATAAATATCAATCTCTTTCTTCAAGGCAATCAGTTCTTCTTTCGTCTTGCCAAAAATAACTATATCGTCCATATAACGGAAGTAGTATTTAACGTGCTTCTGTTCTTTTATCCAGTGATCAAAACTTGAAAAATAATAGTTGCCTGAATACTGTGATAAGTAATTTCCTATCGGTATACCAGTTTCAGGGTCAATATCTTCTTCCAACAGATAGATTGCTGATAAGTCCTCGATCTCTGCTGTTTCAATGCTGTCAATGATTTCATTCAATAACCACAATAGTTCATTATCATTGAACATTCTTGAATACTTCTCTTTCAGAAGATCGTGGTTGATTGACTGATAATAATGTCTTGCGTCCAGTTTTAAACAATACTTGCATTCTTCCGGGTCATTCCACATTGCTGTTTGCAATTTTGTCAGACCCTTGTGTATACCTCTGTTTGGTATTGCTGAATAGGTATCAGCGGTTAAGTTATTGATGATACAGGGTTCAATGACCTGTAAGATAGCCCACTGACAAATTCTGTCAGGGAAATAAGGCAGTTTGTAAATCTTCCTTAACTTCTTACCGTCCTGTTTATAAAACACCTCATAATCAGATGTTTTGTAAGTGTGGTTGATAAGCATTTCCTGAATCTGTTTCAGGTACTTGTCAGGTTCTTTGTCAATCTCCTGAACTTCTCTGTACCAACCTTTTCCTTTCTTTGCGTGTTGGTGTGCTTTTCTTAAATTTTCAAGGTCATAAATCTTTTCATATAAGTGATCATAGCGTTTCATTCCTTGGTATTTGCATTGTCCGAATTTCAGTCGGCATTACTGCCCGGTAAATACGGTTGACCTTTCCTTATTGTTCGTAAGTAAGACGGTATTCCCGGTTGGGTTGTCTGCACCGTCTATTTTTCTGTTTTGCCTAAGTGGCATGGTTGAAAGAACTATACAGTTTATAGAAATAGCCGGATGTTTCCACCCGGCTATATTTTGCAATTATTAAGTGACACCTGATATTCCGATTACGATTACCAACACTGTTATTCAGATTCCAATAGAAACTGCCTGCATTATCCCAATTATTCCAATTACTGCCTAATTGAGCAATATATTTGTTTTTCATGGTGTTCATTACAGGTAATAACAAACAATATCAGAGATTCTTTCAACCTTATATTTGATTTTTAAGTTACATTTTAAGCTGCCATTTTCTGCTTCCATGCGGTGATATTTGCAGTATATACAGCTGAATCTTTTGTTGGAATAAGTACCAAGCGACACCCGACATTCCGATAACGAAAACCAACACCGTCATACAGATACCAACAGAAACCGCCCGCATGACCCCAAAAATTCCAATTACCGCCCAACCGAGCAACTCTATAACCATTGAGATTTACAGTAATATATGTGTAGTCACCAACAGGAAGTGAACTATTTCCAAGGCATTCAGAAGCAATAAATAACCAATCACAGGTTGTTGAATACCCCATTGCAGAAATATAACCGTTTGCATTAGTTACTGTAAAACCTGCTGCTTCATAGTTACCTGTATTCTTTGATTCAGCAAAGTTGAAGTCAGTACAAATGTAAGGCTGACCACCACCCATTTTTCCATTACCCCAAATATTGATACCATAAACAAACTTCCAAATGTTCCCCCAAGGGTTTTCTGTACCTCTCCAAGATACTACAACTCTTTCATTTGCCGTTTCAGTAGTTCTTGTATCACCTTTTGTATTGATTGTCTGTGTTGCTTTACCACTTCCATTACCAAGTTCTGATGTACTTCCGGTAAGTGATGAACAGTTATATGAACTATTATCTGATATACCTGCAACACCATAACCTACACCTGTCTGTGTATTCATCATACCAAGTTCAATGATCATCAACATTTGTCTTGCAGATACAGGTTTAATCAGATCACCATGCCATTCCACACCACGGTTCTGTGCAAGTGCTTCAATGTTCGGTCTTGTCAGATTTTGAGATAAACCAGATGCAGGTTTTACACCTGCGATTGAACAGAACTTGTCTGTACCAGTATTCATGACTTGTTCATCATTCATCAAGTAAGCACCGTTTCCATCACCACCGTCTGCATCCCAAATAGAACCTTCAAACGCAGAATCAAGAATATAGTCAATTTCATTCCCGGATGCATCATAAAAAGCAGGATGCAGTCTAAAACCTGCACGTGGTTTTTCTGACACATAGTAATTTGCTTTTCTTAAATGGTAACCAATGCCTGTATCAATAGGGTCATATTCCACCGGACACACCAAGTAATAAAACTTTGGTTGATATACCATAACCTGACCCATTGAACCATCTTCTTTGTAATCTGCATCACCGAACCATGCTACTATAGAACCATCATCTGCAACGTTAAATCTGAAAAGATGTACCTGTGAATGTACAGCAAGTTGATGATGAACTACCAATGCTTACATCTTTATCAGACCATAGTTTAATACTTTTATCAGAATAATTATAAAATCCTGCACTTTCATTAAATCTCAAATACCCCCACACATAAGTGTTTGCACCTACATGTAAGCCTTGTTTTTCTTTTCTATTATTTGCGTAATATATGAGTTTTACATAGTAACTACTTCCCGGTGAATCCTGATAACCCCAACCCATATAATCAGCACCATTTTGTAAGTCAAACATCACCCCCCTAAACGTAGAGTCACCAGTCCAACCGTTAGTACCAATTTTTCCGATTGTAGTACCTTTGTAGTAATACCATGCACCTGATGATGTCATTGACATTAACAGTGTGTTACTGTTTTGTGTCGTACTCTCATAAATACGCATTTCACCATATTCAAATTGAATATATTTACTGATACTATTCCATGCAATTTTTACCGCATAGGAATTTTGCTGAATCTTAGTTGATAATTCTGAACTGTTCAGCTTCTTCTTAACTTCTGATTCAATCGAATCTGTCTTGACTTTAATCTGTGCTGACGTTGAATAATTTTTCAACTTACCGTCAACATACTGTTCAGCTGTTTCCTTAGCAGATAACAGAATAGAATCTTTAGTATTTTTGATACTTGTTTCAACTTCACTTTTTGTATAGTACTTTTTCAACTCACCGTCAGTGTAATCTTCTGCATCCGATCTTGCTGATTCTTCTGCATCTGCTATTTCTTTTATAACCTGATTTCTGTAAGTAATATCAAGTTTTTCAGCAGATACCGAGCCACCAACCAATCTTTCACCAACAATCTGACCATCCATTGTGATGGCAGTCTTATACGTTCCGTTGTACCCGTTTGACGAATAACCAAGACCGTTCAGATTCCACCGCCACACCTTCCGGGCTGTATTCACATCGTTAGTGTCCATAATTAACTGTTCATTGGCTGTGGTAACCACATGACCATGAGTTGCTGCTGTAATCAGTGCTGTTGCCTGATCAACCGCCTGTTTTACTATTGCAGACGGTACAGGTGTTGTTTCAACTGCTTTTGATGCAGTATTTGAAATTTCTTGCACCCTTGACGTAAGACTTTTGTTTATTACAGTACCAAGTGTAAATTTACTACTTGATAGATTGTTAAGCTGTATTGACATTTTCGACAATGGGAAATACCGATCAAGTCCATGCAGTGAAGAATGTGCCTTGATTTTATCACCAAGTTTGAACTGTTCTATATCTGCATCAGTCCAATGCATATCAACAGCGTTTACTTCCAGTGTCATACTATCCCACTGATAATCAGCAATGTACTTATTTGCTTTATATAACAACATTTTTGGTGTTGTAACTTCATCCCAAGTAATAGTTTTGGTTATATAACCAAATTTCTTTGCAGCGTCCAAATTCACAAGTGAATCAGACCCATTATTTACACTTTCAATAGTCAACCGCTGTTCAAGTGCAGCTATTGGACTTTCTTCCAGTTTTGCACCAAGCGGAATAAATACTGTTGCAATATCTGACACATCTGTATTTCTGCTGAAATCAAGCAGATTTTCACCAAACTCAATACTTTGTGTACTTACATTGTCATAATCACTTATATAATCCAAATACGCTGTTCCATTGACATTCCTTACACGTAAATAACCGCCAAGATCATCAACCAAATCTTCCTTGATTTCTTTCATGGTACTGTTGTAATTCGTGTACCTGTACAATGAATCATTATTATCTGTTACCGTGACAATACCAACCTTGAACTGTCTATCTTTTTTTACCTGCTCATTGTGTGATGTAATCAGTGATTCTAAATAACCTCTGACGGTTATGTCATGATATTCAGCAGGTCTTTGTATACTATCATTCAGATATGCAAGCTGACCTTCACAAGTAAAATATTTACGATTATAAAAATCTATCTTACATTCTGTAATTCTGCCATTAAACACTTCTTCATCATCCTGAAATACCTGAATGCATGACAGCATTTTTTGCGGTAATTCATATTGTGGATGCTGTGGTGGCATCTTAAAACTAAAAGACCCTGCTTTGTTGACCTCTAAATCAAGTTTAGGGTCAATCAAAACAAGGTTTTCATCACGTAAATCATAAATAGGCAGTCCATCACATAATACTCTATACATTACAATGAACCCCCTCTATAACTGATCTTGACTGTACCGTTTCCTGTAAATGTTACATAATTATCACCTTCCTGCAAACGAATGTCATAAACTGTTGTTTCCCCGGCAGGTAAACTATAAGTATTACCTTCGTGTGTCACCTTCATAGCTGTTGAACAGGTAAATGTCGGTGAAACAATCTTGACACGATTAATCAGATTTACTTTTTTACTTCCGCTTACTTTCACTTCATTTACATGGATAATACCATTGACAAAACTGAACACATCCCATAACCACGGTTCGCTTGCTGAATTTGTTTCAATTTTGTACGGTTCAACATCACAATCAACTGTGATAATGGCAAGTGTACGATCTGTTTTGAATTTATTGATTGTACACCGTCCCCAGTAATAAAAAGTTTTATCAGCGTCCATAACAATACGCATCTTCTTACCATGCAGATAGTTGGAAAGATTGGAAAGTGTTGCAGTCCAATCTCTTGCACCATTTAACAGGGAAAAAGTAAATGATAACTTCCTGTTTTCAAACTTTACATCATCACCCAACGCATCAGTCAGATCAAGGTCACCATTGCGACCAATTACACTGACTGATTCTGTTTTAGGTGTAGGCAATCCGATTTCTTTTGAAGAAAGGATAAGCCCAAAATCTTCATAACTGTGTTTAATTCCAAAAGTCACACCTTGAATCATGGGCTTTTACCGTCCTTCCTTATCAAAAATTCTAACCAGTTCTTCATTCATTACCGGGGCAAGTTCACCTGCAAGCACTCCTGTATCTGTTACCAGTTTCAGGTTCGCAAGTTGTGGAATGAAAGGCATATAACTTTCAAGGATTGTAAGAATCCGGTCAAGTTTTTCCAGTAATGAAGCGTTTTCCTCATTGACTGCCACCCTGATCATATCCATAAGGCTCTGTGTTCCGACAACCGTTTCACTTCCGGCTTCACCACCTGCCAAGAACTGATTTGACTTAGCATTGTAACCGAAAATAGTCGGCTGATTCATGATCATACCATCATCCATTGCTTTCTTGTACCATTCAATACCAAAGTGCGGTACACTTGGCGGTGTCAGGCTGAAAGAACCACTAATTGAAATATGTGGTAATTTGAGTTTTGGAAATGACCACGAAAAATTGAAGAAACTTTTAATTCTGTTTATAGCGTTACTTACAATGTTTTTTGCACCTTCAAAGATGCTGCTGAACTTTTCCTTAATTGCACCAAGTACGTTCGATACTGTGGATTTTGCAGCATTCAGACCACTTGAAATAGTGGACTTCACACCGTTGATCACATTAGATACCGTTGACTTGATACTGTTCCAAACACTTGTAAAGGTTGATTTAATGCTGTTCAGTATACTTGAAATAGTAGACTTAATTGCATTGAACACACTGCTGATTACTGACTTAATCGAATTGATTACATTGGTTACAGTCGTTTTGATTACATTCCAAATATTTGTAATCGTGGTCTGAATTGCGTTCAGCACTGTAGAAATGGTTGATTTTATCGCATTCCATACAGTTGTAAATGTATTCTTGATACCTTCCAGTATCGGCTTAAGGAATGAAACAATGGCATTCCATACGGTTGTAATAGCCGTCTGAATGTTGTTGATTGCGGTTGATACCGCTGATTTTATAGCTTCCCAAATCGTTGTAAAGGTATTTTTAATACCATCTAAGATAGGGGTCAGGAATCCAACAATAGCATTCCAAATATTGCTGATAGTGGTTGAGATTGCATCAAGGGCTGTTGATACAGCGTTCTTGATAAACTCCCAAGCTGCAATGATATATTCCTTGCAGTTTTCCCATATAAACATCCAAGGCATTGTGATGATCTGAAATGCAGCACTGATAATTTCACCAATAAACATGATGGCAACCTGTACCGCATTCTTGATTGTTTCCCACACTGCACTTACAGTATCAGCTATTGCAGTAAACACATTGGTTACTGTTTCTTTTATGGCATCTATCTTTTCAGATATTGCCGTTTTGATGTTCTCCCAAGCCTGTTTGATTGAATCCACCAAACCTGTGAAGAATCCTTTGATTGCTTCAATGGCGGTGCTTACTGCTTCTTTTACAGATTCCCATGCAGTCTGTACCTTCTCCACCAATCCACTAAAAAAGCCTTTGATAGCGTCAATAACAGTACCAAAGACTTCCTTTATTTTTTCCCAAGCATTTGTGACTGCTTCTCTGAATCCATCATTGGTATTCCATAATGTGATCAGTGCAACCACAAGCCCTGCCACAAGAGTGACTATAAGAACTATAGGGTTAGCATTTAATGCAGCATTGAAAAGCCACTGTGCAATAGTAGCACCTTCGTTTGCTGTTTTGTATGTTGTCCATGCTGTTGTTATGGCACTAATCAATGATGATATCGCCATTGCAACCTTTAAGGTTACGAATCCGGCAGCAACTCCGGCTATAAGTGGTGACCAATCCTTGAACGTTTGAATAATCTTAGGTATATCTTCAATAAGACCACCTAGTTTTTCAAGGAAGTTTTCAACACCGTCCATTCCTTTTTCAAAGAATGTTGTAAAATCAATCTTTTGAATCCAGTCAAATACCCTTTGTAGGGCATCACCGACAGAGGTTGCAAACGCATCCCAATCAACGGTTTCCATCCAGTCTGACAACTGCTGTAAAAACCCCATAACAGTAGGTGCAAGTTTTGAACCTACTTTTGTAAGGATATTTTCAAACAATGCCTGCACTGAACCCCATGAACCTGATATTGTAGTACCTGCTTCAAGTGCTGTTGTTCCGGTTATACCTAAGTTATCCTGAATCTTGTGAATAGCTTCAATCATTTGGTCAAACGTTACGTTATCCAAACTTTCAATCTTTTCACCAAGTACACCTGAATCATTTATCAACCTAATCATTTCAGATTGTGTACCACCGTAACCAAGTTTCAGGTTATCCAACATTGTGTAATTCTGCTTTGCAAAACCCTGATAAGCGTCCTGTATCGAACCTATGTCAGTACCCATCTTGTTAGCATTATCTGACATATCAGTGATAGCAAGGTTTGTCAGTTCAACCGCTTTTGCAGTATCACCGCCAAGACCTTGAATCAGTGAAGCAGCAAATGACGTTGCAGTGTCCATATACTGATTTGAACTCATTCCGGCTGTCTTATATGCCTTTTCAGCATAATCAATTAGTTTACCGGAACTGTCTTTGAATAGTGTTTCAACACCACCAACTAACTGTTCATATTCAGCATAGTGACCAACCGCTGATTTTGTCACATCTGCCATTTTTTCAGCTAACTGTGTACATCCTGAAATTACTTTTGTGATTGCTGTAGATGCTAAATTCGCAAGCGTGGCTTTCCATGTTGTAAATCCACTGTCTGCATTCTTGGCAGCTTGTCCGGCATCTTCTACTGAATCACCTGCACCATCTGCCTTTTTATCAACATCTTCCAGTGTTTCAGCTGTGTCCTTTGCAGACTTTGAAACCTTTTCAATGTTGTTCACCGCATCAGCGTAATTGATCGTTATTTTTCCGACCAACGAAAAAATATCCAACGATTAGCCACCCCCTTTCAATGGTGGCACGAATCCATTTAAAATTTTATTTGCTTTTTCCACCTGTAACTTAATCTGTGCATTGTTCATTGTCGGTTCAGTTTGTTCAGTCTTTTCACCTTTCGGTGCTGTACCCATAAACCGCTGTTTAAATTCTTCAAAATTTCCAACATCATCAGCAAGTGGGTTTGCTGTGATCGCACAGTATAAGTCCCACTGTTTATCTTCATTGAGTCATATCGTGCTACAGATTTTTCTGTAATTGCTTCACGTGTTTCATCATCCATCACATACATATCATCTGACGGTGCTGCTGTTGCCTCTGCATAATTTGCAAATCCATCTGCACGTGACAGATATGTTACATTTCCTTTGGAATAAGCCTGGAACTGGTTAACTGCTACTGTCTCATCTAAAACTCTTGCATTTTCACTGTAATTACTGTCATCTGCAACACGGAATGTCTTTGCATCCACTACTGTATGCGAACAGAAAGCAGGCTGTCAAAGCCTGCTTTCATAAATGGTTGAAATTTCTGCACGAACTGCATTTTCCAGTGTAAAATCGATTTGAAAATTACTTCTTCTCATGGTTCCTGCTTTTCCGAAACTCATACAGCCGATGCAGAGTCTGGATACTTCGATGTCTGTATTGCCGATTTTTGTATATTCCAT